AAATGAATTGCTAAGAGTTGTCAAAGATGAGCGAACGGACAACGCTTTCACATTTAAAATAAGATCTCCATTTATCCTGATCTCAACTGCCATTACTGCTCCTCGACTACCTGTATCAAGCCATGAGTCTGCAAGATATTGAAATAGTTAATTTGATACCTGTAAAGGCAGACCTTCTTATAAGAAAAGATAAGAATATTGTCGCAGAGGTAGGTCAAACTGGCTTTGATTTTATTGAGCAGTTCGCTAGATTAAAACAGGTGCTTCTAAGGGGAGATGGTGCTGGCAATATTCAGATGACAAGGGGTGGCGGGGATAGATACATAAGAGTTGCACTTATCAATATTCCCGGGTTTGCAGGAAACAATATAATCAGTGGTGAATTTGTTCAGTCTCATGCACAGAGGTTTAACAATTATACAGTTAAGGCTCAGGAAGATTTTTCATCCCCAGACTTTGAAGCGGATGTTGCTGCTGTTATTGGGAACACAGGCACTGCTATTGATACTGATGTAAGGTCGGGAAGGAATCTTGTTTTTGAGGCCGAAGAAAATTCAACTTCTGCAGAATGCATAAAAAGGGCTGCTTGGGAATCTGATCTTAGACGTGCAAAGGGAACAAAACTTGCATATATTATTCTTGGCCATACTGCCACCTACACAGAACCCGAGGATGTGGAGGGCTTTGGTTTTGGTAAGACTACAGTTTTGTGGGAACCGAATTCTTTGGTAAATGTGGCAGATGTTTTTGCCAATGTTCAGGCTGTTATGCTAATTGAATCTGTACGTTATGAGATTTCTCCTCCAGGAGGCAACACAACTGAATTGGTCCTAGTTCCTAAAGACTCGTACACAATTCAAGCATCAAGAGATGCTGTTGAAGCCCGAAATTCTTTAATCGGAAATCAAGATGAGTGACTTCTTTCAGAAAATAAAGAAGCTTATGAAGATAGGGCTTGTTGTTGATTCAGATGACGCTTCAACCTATCCTATTGTTTTTATCAATTTTTTAGGTAAGCTGAGAGCAAGGGCAATAAACTTCACCCCATTTGGTCTTTGGAATAGACCCCCTGATGGGGCAATGTCCATGCTGTTCAATATGAGCGGAAATGAATCCAACAAGTTTGCACAGACAAATGAACTAAAGAAACGACCTATCCCAAACTTGGCAAAGGGAGAAGTCGTACTTGGGAATCTAGTATCCTATGCATATGTCAAGGCAGATGGGAGCATAGCCTTATTTATAAACAATGTTGAAACCTTTTCAATAGATAAGGATGGTAACATCACCATACTGGGTAATCTTACAATGACAGGTGATCTTGATGTCACAGGTGACATCGACGCTTCTGGAGATATAACAGCCACAGGCATAGTTCAGGGTGTAGACCTGACAAATGGTGTTGTACCTTACACCACTCATGTTCATTCTGATCCACAGGGTGGTGACACCGGAGTACCAAAATAATGCTTGATATCAAACTAACCAATAAGACTGGCACCTATGATATTGATTTTGAGGACGGTGACTTTTTACTAGACAGAGGGTTAGAAACAGCATTGGTGGTGTCTCTTCTTTCTGATAGGCGAGCAAATGAGGCACAGGTAACTCAGCCAGAGTTCAGAAGGGGTTGGATAGGAGACCTTGTGACGAGCCTCCCGGGGTATAAGTTAGGCTCTCACCTATGGCTATATGAGCAGGCTCGGACGACTCAGGAGACCCTGACAGGTATTGAGGATGCCGCTAAGAAGGCTCTTGACTGGATGCTCGATGCTGAACTGATTCTGAATGTAGAGGCTTCCGCCACATTCGTAGTGTCTGATTCCAGTGTTCTGTTAAAGGTCACAGTTACGAGTCCCAACGGGAGTACTTCAACAAGAGCGTTTAACCTTTGGAAAGAGACTTTAAATGGCAATTGATATCGGGAACCTTCAGACAATCATAAACAACATCAACGCAGATGTTCGGAGTGGACTTCCTGCGCTTGACCCTTCAATACCCGGATCAGCAATAAAGGTTATCATCGAGGCTCTTGCGGCCAGATCCTTTGACAACCGACAGCTGATTGCTCAGCTCATTCAACAAGCCTTCCCCCAAACAGCCATCGGAGAATTTCTTGAACTATGGGCTGATTATGATGCACTCACAAGAAATGCTGCTACAATATCAAGCGGGTCGTTGACCGTGGTGGGTACCATTGGCACCGATGTCCCGGGTGGTTCTTTATTGATATCTAAGAGCGATGTCACACTTGAGACTCAGTCCACGGTCACGATAGCCCAAATACAAACAACAATTATAAACTTGACCCTTCTTGGTTCTACTGTCACAGCTGTTACAGCTTCTGATCACAATCTTGCCAGTGGGTTGTCCCCAACTATATCAGGTGCAAACGAAGCAGGGTATGATGGAACATTTGTGGTAACGGTCATAGATAATTTTACATTTACCTATATCCCCACGACCACCCCAAGTATCTCTCCTGCGACTGGGACTATTGATGTGACCTTTGATGGCGCTGTGGTGGAAGTTGAGTCTCAAAGTGCAGGTATAGATCAAAATCTAGGAGCAGGGGCAATTGCTACTTTTTCTTCTCCAATAGCTGGAGTGAACACAACTGCCTTTGTAAGACCGGATACCATTGATGGTGGAACAGATGCTGAATCTGATGACAACCTTCGTATTCGTATTCTTGAAAGTCGCGCAGCAATTAATTCTCTTTTCAGTGCTGATTCATTATCTGAATTAGCAAAGACAGTTGCAGGAGTGACAAGAGTTTTTGTAAAAGAAACAACCCTTGTCACCGCCGCAGTAGTAGGTGCTGCAACAGTTTATTTTATGCGGGATGGGGATGAAAGTCCTATCCCATCAGGAACTGATATTTCAAATGTCAATGATGTGTTACAGGCAGTGAGACCTGCTAATACGCTTGAGACTGATTTCTTAGTACTGGCACCAACAGCTGTACCTGTTCCGATAACTCTTGGGAGTATCAGTCCAGACACCCCGACAATGCGGACCAGTATTGTAGATGTTCTTAAAGAATTCTTCAGTGCTCAGGTCGACTTTGAAGCAGATGTTCTTGTGGATAGAATCAAAGCAGCATTATTCAATGCTCAGGATACAGATACTGGGGATTTTTTATCAACTTTTGTTTTAACTGCTCCTGCTGTAGATGTGACTGTTGTTGATGGAGCTATTGGGACACTTGGTACGATAGATATAACCTAATACCATGGCGAAAGAACAATTTAGTCCAACTCTCCCAGCTGATCAGGGCTTTAAACTGTCTGAATTCCTACCGACAGGAAAAGCTTGGGATGCAAAGACTGACGAAACAACTAATCTTGGAAAATTGTTGTTGGCGTTTGGTGGAGAGTTTAATAGAATTGAGGCCCTTATTGAACTCACAAATAAGGAACTTGATATAAACTTTGCACAGGAGTTGATACGGGAATGGGAATTATCCGTAGGAATTCCTGATGATTGTTTCTCAATTGATGGGACTTTTGACGAAAGACATACTCAGATTATTGCAAAGCTAAGAAATGTTCGCCTTCAGACTATTCAGGATTATATAGATCTTGCTGCACTATTTGGAATATTTGTTGTGGTGACTCCTGGAGTTCCAGAGGGTACACCTGCTACAGATAAGGAAAAGAGATTTTCCATAACCATTAATCTTCCGGGGCAGTTCAGTGGGGAGATTTTTCCTTTTCCTAACTTTTTTCCAATTCCATTCACTGCTAAAATAACAAGTCTTGTTCAGTGTTTGTTTGAGAAATTAAAACCTGCTAATGTCCAGATGATTATTCAATATGGTCAGTTCCCCTTAATCATTGGAACATTTGAGGGTGATGTTAATCAATTAATTGGCATTATGCTTGGCACCAATATTGAATTTTTTGGTACTTTAAATGGTGATGTTGGTCAACTGTCAGGCATAATTATTACTGCATTTCAGGTCAGTGGGCCATTAGATGGTGTCATAGATCAATTAATTGGTAATATCCAAGGTGGGGGTATAGCATTTATTGGAACTTTAAACGGTGACATCGGACAGTTATCTGGTACGATTATTGGGAATGTTGAGGCAGAAGGAACTTTGGTTGGGGACATTGGCCAGTTATCCGGTGCAATATTAGGGTCTGGTGTACCATTTGTTGGTGACTTAGTTGGGGTCATTGACCAGTTGACTGGTACCATAACTGGGTTGCTAGTTCCTGAGGGAACCTTAGTTGGCGACATAGGTCAGTTGTCTGGTTCTATCGCAGGAGATGTTGTAGGGTTCATTGGAACCTTAGAAGGTGACATCGGACAATTATCTGGTACCATTAATGGTGTCAGTGTTGAATTCTTTGGAACCTTGAACGGTGACATCGGTCAGTTGTCCGGGGTTCTTAGCGGACTCCTCTCTGATATAAATTGGGATGATCTAGATGGTAACTGGGACGATCTCAGTGGTAACTGGGACGATCTTTAATATGGAGATACAGTAATGTCACAAGCTGATTTTTCGATTCAAAATCAATTGATGCCTGCTGCAAGAGGAGATATAACCAATAGTCTTGCTGCTATT